CATTAGTAAAAGTGATAGGTGGAAAGAAAATTTTAATGGGTTTAAAGCTGATTGCATAAAATACAGTAGCAAGAAAGTTTTAATTGATCCTTATATTCTTGGTGCTTGGTTGGGTGATGGAAGTAAAGATCGTTTTGATATTACCACAATGGATAGTGAAATATTAGAATCATTTAGAGAATATGCCTTTCCTTTAGGTTTGCTTGAACGTGCATACGCAAAGACGAATAGGCCAAACAAATCTAAGACATATATTTATACCGGAGGCAACGGAAAACAAAGAATACAAAATGTGATGAGAGATAGGTTAAAAAGTTATAATCTTATTAAAAATAAACACATACCTTATAAATATATGGTTAATTCTCAAAAATGTAGACTAGAACTTCTTGCTGGTTTAATTGATACAGATGGGACATTAAGTAAAAACAAGAGTGGGTATACTTTTGGACAGTCAAATAAAGATTTAGCACTACAAGTAAAGCAACTTGCTGACTCTTTAGGGTTTAAAACATCTTTCTTGTATCGTATAGCCAAATGTAATGGAAAAGAATTTGATTCATACAAGATGAATATCAGTGGAGATATCTGGAGGATACCTTGCAGGATAGAGCGTAAGAAAGTCAAGAAAGAAGATCATAAAAGAAAGAGAAATCATTCAGTAACATATATAACCCTTGAAGATGCTGGATATGGTGACTGGGCTGGATTTGAGACAGATGGAGACCATAGGTTTCTTCTTAAGGATGGTACAGTAACACATAATTCTCACTCCCTTGTCAGCCTTATAGTCCAACGTGCTCATGTCGAGCCTATCAGAGTTGGGTGCTTCCGAGAAATACAAGACAGCCTGGACGAATCTGTTTATGCACTCATACAACTAAAAGTTGAACAGCTCCAGTATACAGGCTGGCGCTTCAAGCTTGGAGAGATCATCAGTCCTTGTGGCAGCAAGTTTATATTCAAAGGTCTCAAGGATCTTCGTGCCTCCATGAATGTCAAAGGCCTTGAGGGGTTTGATATCTTCTTTGTTGAGGAAGCCTCTGCTGTATCTATGGAATCATGGAATCTACTCATGCCTACTTTGATGCGTACTCCTGGAAGCCAGCTCTGGTTTGCCTATAACCAGGAGACTGAGCATGATCCTGTATCAATTAAGCTATGGAACCGACATCGGAATGATAGCCTACTCATAGAAGGTAGACCCGGCGCTGTTGACAACCCTTGGTGGAATAGTGGCTTGCAGAAAGAAATGGAAGAGGACTTCAAGGCAGATCCAGACGAAGCCGAGCACATATGGAATGGCCTACCTAGGAAGCAAGGCCAGCGGTCTATCTTGTCCAGGGTAAAGATCAGGGAAGCTATGGAGAGAGTGGTTGAGCCTGTAGGAAAGATCCAGATAGGATGTGACGTGGCTAGGTTTGGAGACGACAAGACAACAATCTATAAGCGCAAAGGGTTGAAAGTTATAGATAGCAAAGTATCGGCCAAGCAGGATACTATGACAACTGCATACCAGATATGGACAATGGCGGATCAAGATCCCTCTACAAACATCGTGGTTGACGATGGTTCAATGGGAGGTGGCGTAGTGGACCGCCTTGTAGAATTGGGGGCCAAGGTGACTAGGGTCAACTTCGGAGGTGCACCATCTGATAAGGATAAGTTTACTTCTACAGCGGATGAGTTGTGGTTTTTATTCCCAGTGGATGAGGTCTCTATTCCGGATGATCCAAAGCTAATGGAGGAGCTGTCAGGTAGGCAGTTCAGCTTTGATCATCAAGGACGTAGGAAGATAGAATCAAAAGATGAATACAAGAAGCGGAATAATCGATCGCCAGATCATGCTGACGGTTTACTTTTATCTTATTTTGAGGGAGCCGGACAGGCATTCCCAGACGAAATCAGAAACCAAATGAAGGCGAGAAGAGGCTTGCATTAAGTAGGTACTTGCTGTATACTTTATGTAGTGGTTGACTTCTAGCGTGGTTGATGGATACACTACAAGAGCCTTTTGTGATTAGGGTTGTCTAAGGACAACACGCTAGCCTAATCATAGAGGGCTTTTCTTATTGGGGAACGATATGGATAATAAGTGTAAGGTTGAGGGGTGTGAGGGGAAGATGCTTGCTAGAGGATATTGTAATAAACACTATAAGCAATTTAGCAATCAAGGTATTTTTGATAAAGATATCGAAGATAAAAAACACAGAAAATGTTCTGTCCCTGGGTGTGACAGACCCTATTATGGAAAAGGCTATTGTAGTATGCATTATAAAAGAGTTAGAAAACACGATGATTCTGAATATGAATTTTGTGAATTCCATGCAATGAGCCTATCTCCAGAATATGGTGCTTGGACTTCCATGAAACAGCGGTGCTATAACAAAAAAAATAAAGGATACGATAATTACGGTGGTCGTGGTATAGTTATGTGTAATCGGTGGAAAGACTCATTTAATAATTTCCTTGAGGATATGGGTCTAAAACCTAATCAAGATATGGAAATAGATAGAGCCAACAATGATGGTAATTATGATCCTAATAATTGTAAGTGGGTTACTAGAGAAAAGAATATGAGGAATAGGAGAAGTACTCTTTTGACTATGGCTAAAGCTAGAGCAATACGTGAAAGACTTACACGAGGTGAAAGAAATAGTGATTTAGCTATTGAATATGGGTGTTCTATATCAACAATTACAGAAGTTAAACAGAACAAAACATGGAAAGAAGAGGATAATATTCAAAGGCAAATATAGTCTATTGAAATATTCACCAATCAATGCAATAATATAAACTACTGAGGAGCATATAAACATGTCATTATTTTCATGGTTTAATACCAGCAAGCAGATAAATCCAGTCAAGCAAGAGAAGCGCACTCCCAATAAAATTGACTTCACTGATGAAATGCAGTGTAACCATGAGTTAACCTATGGTTTATATCACAATCAATACAACAATCTCAAGCTTGCCGGTGCTCTCGCCTTCAACCCCATTGCCATACCTGTATGGTTCATGGGATTACCCATACCTGAATCGGATAATGAAGCCGACCAGGAACTGCTCACTCAGATAAGTGATCAGTTCTCAAGCTTGATGAAACAGATCCACATAGAATGTCACAGAGATGGAACTGTATGGATCCATCCATTCTATAGCACCAAGGACAACCGCCTCCATTGGGAGATTATCCCAGACGGATCAGTGATTAATATCGTAAGAGACATTCAAACAAAAAGAGTTGTCCAGCTTGATGTTGACGAAGATCTCACAATAGCAACAAAGAAAGGCAAGAATGCCAACGTGCGCAGGACTAGAACCTTTACAGCTGAGAAGATTATCGAGGTCTGGAGTGGTGATGTTGTTGCAGCAGAGCTAAAGAGCAAATCATACAGGAATATCACGGGAGAGCTACCAATACCCTTTGCAAACAATAGCGATGCTACCGAGGTCAGGGGCCACTCAGACTATGAGCGTGTGATCTATGACATGAAGGACTATCATGATATTGATCTGATGCAATCGACCACGCTGGCTAAGTTCAACATCAAACTTAATCTTGAGGTTGCCGATGTTAAAACATACTTATCAAATAATGGATATGATTCCATATCTGATATCGACGTTGCTAATTCTGATCTATTTATCAGCTTATACGGCAAAGAAAAGATAGGCTTAATTGAGCCAACCAACGCATATCAAGCCTACGAGTCTGCACTCAAGAGGAAGTTCCTTAAGATTGTCGAAGGTTCTGGTATCCCCGAGATATGTTGGGGAGTCAAGACAACAGGCAACCATGCCTCTGCAGAAGAGCAGATGGGTATGCTAATACAATTCGTACAGGATAAGCGAGAGCAACTCAATAACGTGTATACAAGATTATTCACTGCCTCCCTCAAGCTGTTAGGAATAACAGGCATGCGTACAGACCTGGGAACCATCACAATAACCTGGGGTTCTCTTGATGAGCTTAGCGCAGCAACAAAGGCTGAGGTATTCAAGAACTTTGCCGAGGGTGTATCCAAACTGGTAGAGAGCGCAGGGATGACCAAAGCCCAGCTCTATAGACTCTGGGATAATCTCTATCCAGAGGCAACAACCGAGACATTGGAAGATTTTATTGAGGAGATATCCTTCATGGC